TATCAAAAGTTAAAAAATGTAAAATTAATTAAACCAACACTTAAACGATATCTTGCTGGTCATGTCAAATCAGCATTTCGTAGAATAGATGGAGATGAATTTACAGTTGCAACATTATTACCAGTTCAACGATTTAGTAAAACATCTGCAGCTAAAGTTTGGAACGACTCAAGGAGTATGATTTAATGGCATTTAATTTAGGTAAAAGATTAGAGGGTACTGCGTATGGTGTTCTTAATGAAGTTCTTGCTGGATTTCATAGTGATGACGGTTATGCAAGAGCAAATCGTTATGAGGTTATGTTAAATGCACCAACTGGTGAAAAGGGAACTACATCAACCAATCTACAAAATATATTTTCAAAAGTTATGGGACAAGCAAAAGGTGATGGCACAGTTAGAAAAACTGGATTACGTTGTGAATCAATATCATTTCCTGGCCGTAATTTAGATACAACACCAGATACAAACATATATGGCCCAACAAGAGAAATTGTTAATGGATTTTCTTTTGCAGAAATAAGTGGTACATTTGTATGTTCTTCTGACATGAGAGAAAAATTATTTTTTGAAACATGGCAAAGACTTGCTTTTAACCCACAAACTTGGTCATTAGGATATTATGATGATTATGTTGGTTCAATTGATATACATCAATTAGACGAACAGGACAATAAAAGATATGGTGTGCAATTAGTAGAATGTTTTCCAAAAACAATAGCTGAACAATCACTAGGTTATGGACAAAATGACACACTACATAGAATTAATGTTACTTTTAGTTATAGATACTGGAAGAATTTAACAGATGAAGCAGACCTACCAAAATCACTACAAGAAAGAATTACTGAAGTGTTAGTAGACAGCGTGGAAAGGAATGTTAGGGCTCAAATCCCTAAAGTACTTTCTAGATTATAAAGGATGAAAAATTATGGCTTTACCAAAACTCGACAGTCCGACTTACGAGACTGAACTACCATCAACTGGCGAAACAATCAAATATAGACCGTTCTTAGTTAAAGAACAGAAACTTTTATTAATATCACAAGAAAGTAAAGACCCAAAAGAACAAATGAATTCTATGGGTCAAATAATAAGTGCATGTACATTTAATAAAATAGACCCATACACATCTCCTCTATTTGATATAGAATATCTTTTCTTAAAGATAAGAGAAAAATCTGTAGGAGCAAATGTAACAGTAATGGTTACTTGTCCAGATGATAATGAAACCAAAGTACCTGTAAAAATAGATTTAGAAAAGGTTGGTGTTCACATGACCGTTGGTCATACAAATGAAATAAAATTATCTGATAATATGAAAATGATAATGAAGTATCCTTTGTTAAATGATATTGCAAAAACAACTAATAATGAAGCTGATACAGTATTTTCAATTTTACAACAATGTGTGCATGAGGTTCATCATGGTGAAACTGTGTATAACAGAGTTGATGTATCAGATAAAGACCTTGAAGAATTTATTGACAGTTTTTCTACACAACAATTTGAAATGGTTACTAACTTTTTTGAAACTATGCCAAAAATAAGACATGTGGTAAATATTACTAATCCAAAGACAGAGGTAAAAAGTGAAGTTGTTATTGAAGGGTTAGACTCTTTTTTAGTATAGCCCTTTCTCACGATAGTTTATTTAATTATTATAAAACTAACTTTGCATTGATGCAACATCATAAATATAGTTTGATAGAACTTGAAAATATGATGCCTTGGGAAAGGGAAATATACATAGGATTGTTAGAAGAATACATTAAAGAAGAAGAAAAAAGACAAAAACAGGAACAGGAGAAAGCAAAATATGCCAAATAAATATCAAAAATGGGTAGATTTAGCACATGCCGTTGACCAATGGAGAATTTTTCCAAGAATTTTTATCACAACATACATTTATCTGTTATATAAGGTTGTAACATGGTATATGGCCTTACCAAGTCCAACTATGGAACAAAGTGGTTTAGTATCTATCGTTGTAGGTGCTGGAGCTGCATGGTTTGGATTATACACAGGGTCTAGTAAAAAGGACAAATAGATGGCTGATAATAACGATAAAAACTTTAAAGCTCTGATTGCAGAACAAAAGAAAACTACGGCTGCACTTCAAAGTCTTAAAGGTACAAATCAACAAAGTAAACAATCAAGAGAGAGAAGTGATGCAGAACTAAAAGCTGACGAGTCAAGACGTGAAAAAGCATTACTAAGACATCAAGCAAAAATAGAAAAGGGTGGTAAAGTTGGTACACCAGACGGTACTGGCGCACCTCCAACTAGTGAAAAGGAAGACAAAAAAGATGAAGATAGCCGTGCTAAAGCATCAAATTCAATATTATCAAAAGGATTTAAAAATCTTACTGGTGCTTTTGGAAAACTTTCTGGTATTTTTAAATCTAAGTTTGGTGGTGCTATAACAACTCTTGGTAGTTTACTTAAATTTGGTCTTTTAGGTGCAGCTTTATTTGCACTATCAAAATTCTTACAAAGTGAAACATGGGCAGAATGGAAAAAAACTTTAGTTCCAAACTTAGTTAAAGCTTTTGATTTTGTAACAGGTGCAATAAAAAGTATTAAAGATAAAATAGTAAATGGTATAACTGCATTTAAAACATTATGGGGTGGTTTCTTTGATGAGGAGGGTAACTTTGTTGGTATTATGGGAGCTTGGGATAATTTAGTAGAAAATGCTGGTTGCATATTGCCTGCTATAGCAGGTCTTAGTCTTGCGTTTGCTGGTATAGCAGCAACTTTAGCTGTAGCAGGTTTAGGTATAATACCAAGATTAATATTTGGTGGATTGTATAAAGGTGGTAAATGGTTAATTGGAGGAGGCATTAAAATAGCTTTTAAAACATTAGCTGGGTTACTTGGTTTAGGAAAATCAGTAGCAGGATTTGCAGTAAAAGGTTTTTGGAGTGGAACTACCAAAGTAGTATCAGGTATTTTTACTGGTATAAAAAATAGATTTACAAGCCTTGCAACTTCAGTTAAAGGTTTAGCACCAAAATTTCTCACAAATACTACTTCAATTATAGGTGGTATGTTTACAGGAATAAAAAATAGACTTGCTAACCTTGCAGATGATGCTTTAAAAATAGCAGCACCTGTGGTAAAAAAGGGCGCACAAGTTGTAACAAAATCAATAGCAGCAACAATGGGTTCAAAAGTAGTTAGGGGAGCAGCAGCTGCAACATCAGGTTTTGCAAGAGGTTCTACAAATGTACTTAAATCTGGTGCTGGAGCATTAGCAAGTAAAGGTAAAGATTTATTTAAAAAGTTTCCAAATTTACTAAAAGCAACAAAAATACTTGGTAAAGTTCCAATCATAGGCCCTGTCATTACAGGTGCTTTGTTGATGAACATTTTAAGAAAAGGTGGTTCTAAAGAAGAAATGGCTGACAAGATTGGTGGTTTATTTGGTTCTGTTGGAGGAGCTATTCTTGGTGGTAGTATTGCTGGATTATTAGGTTTATCAGGTGGGCCTCTTGCTCTCATAACTGGTCTTGTTGGTACAGTTGGTGGAGCATTAGCAGGTGATGGTCTTGGTAGAGCAATGGGACAATTTATAGTAGGAAAACAACCAATTGATGCATTTGGTTGGCCATTTAATTTTGTTGATAATGCATTAAATAGTGTTTTAGGTACTGGTGGTAGTGCAATGGCAGCTGATGGAGGTGGTGGTACTATTACTCCAGTACCAACAAAAGATTTAGGTACAACAACACCTAGTGTCGGTACGTTACCAAAATCCAATGGCAATGGTGGTGGTGGAATAAATTACTTCCCAGCAGAGGGTGGTGGTTCAACACCAGTTCCTAACACTATTATCAATGCACCAATGGCATCAAATCAAGTAACTACAAATAATCAAAATATTCTTAAAACTGTGGTAGAACCAGACCCTTATTTCCTAAGACAATCAGCCTGGGCAATATAAAAAAAATGCACCCCTAAGAGCTCTTGGGGTGCATTTAGTCGTTTCTGAATCATCAGGGACTAGTTTAGTTCATCAGAGGTTGACCAACCATTTCCATAAACTAGGCGTTTGCTAATTTATTAAAGTAGTCCATAGAGTCTTGCTCTTCTTCAGTATCTACAGGAGCACTATCTGATATAGCACCAACTTGTGGCACCTCAGATGGTGTTGTATCGACTTTAGGTGCGGCTACAGTTTCTTCTTCTATTGAATCTGTTACATTACCTACAGTTGTTTTTCCAGATAGAACTGTGTCTAATCTAGTCTTCAATTCATTATATGATTTGAAGTTACTTGCGTCAGTAAACTCATTTAGAGGATACTGAGATTTCCACAAACTCTCTATGGCGTCATCATTATCTAAAACAGCAGTTGGACTATCGAACTCTGATTTATCATAGTTCCAGTATCCATCTACCTTACGGATTTTCAACTTGAAGTTTGCACCTTTCCAAAAGTCAAAAGGATTGATTGCACTTTCATCTTCAAACTCTGGTTGCATTGCAGCCATAATCTTGTCAAAGATTTTCTTTCCATAACGGAATAGAAAAACTTTACCTTCATTTTCTGGGTGCTTAGAATCACTCACAACATATATGTTTGAGTAATACTGCAACTTACGTTTTTGTTTCCTTGCAATTTCCTTATCTGATTCAACTCCAGAATTCCACAGAGAAGTGTTGAGTTCTGAAACTGGGTCTTTGCCACCTGTGGTAGTGAGAGAGTTCTCTATATACCATTGACCAGTTGGCCCTTGAAAAGCATGACTCCACAGTTTTGCCCAAGGCAAATCTTCACCTTCACAAGATGGAAGAAATCTAATGACTGCATAACCATTACCAGACTTATCTAGCTCTGGTTTCCATAATCTATCGTCCTTATAGGATTTCTTTTCTTGAGGTGCAGAATCTTCTTTTACTGCATTTAGAAGTTTATCGAGCGAATTGCTCTTTCGTAATGAATCTAACGACATTTTTATCTCCTTATGTTATCGTATGTTATTGTATAAATCTTCGTATGTTATATATTCTACATTAGGATATTCACTAATCATTTTATGTATTGGATTAACCCACTTAAAATTCACAATAGTATATTCATTAAATATAGTATTAAGTTGGCTATTCCAATTGACTGGATTAAATCCCTTTGCAGTTTCGGGCAGATAATTATCACTACCCTTATACACGTTATTTAGTGGTTCTGAATAGTCACTACTGTCAAAACCTAACATGTATATCTCGTTAGCACCACCTTGACATGCAAGATGTAGTGCAGTATTACCAGCAGACCAACCACTAGGATAGTCTATATCTTTGACCATATCATTATCATCAACCCATGTGATGTATATTCCTATGTTCATTTCTGCTTTTTGTTTTAAATCTTTATAATCCAAATCTGGATTTTGTTCCATAGCTTGTTTTACATTTGCATGGACGGTTTCTGGTTCTTTACCTTGTATGACAACATTACCTCTACCAACTCTTGGTGTTTCTTTTATCATTTCAGCTGGGTTTGTATCTCTCATAATATCTACGATACCACTAAATGCTGGTAGTATTTCCCAATCACTAAACCAACAAGTGTTCTCTAAAGCATATCCAGATTGATATATCTCTTGTTGCATATTGTAATCTACAGATACAAGATTATCCACCTTCATATCACGATAGATTGCATTGCAACCCCATGTTTCTATGTCATTTGGTATGCTTGTTGGCCAAACTTTACCCAAACGAGATTCACCGTTACCGTATACTATTATCTTCTTATACACGTTTGTTGAAATGTCGTCTTGGACGATACCCTTGAGGCCACTCTGGTTGTCTAGTAGCAAGTTTCTTTACCCTTTCGCCCATTTCATTATATTTAATTTGCAATTCTGCACATTCATGTTCTAATTGACGAATACGCTCTAATTGCTTTGCACACTTTTGTTCAAAAAAACCTTCTGAACTTTTGGACATAATTTACTCCTGTTTTATTAATGTCATAAGAATCATCTTACACTTATTTTTATCGAATGTCAAGAACTTTTTGTAGTTTTTTAGCATTTTATTTATATTAGGCCAAACCACATCATCTTTCATTTTCCTATCCCAATTCTTGGTATATTCTACAAGACTGTCAAGGATAATCATGGCTTCCATAGATACACGATTACCCAAATATTCTTTCAATAGTTTTGGGTGTGTGTTGTCTGGTATTTCAAATATGTCGTTGAATGAATTATTTTCTAGTAATGGGGTTATCTCTTGCTCAAATGTGTAGGTCAAACTCTGCATACGTTTCTTCCACTCCACATAGTTCTCATCACTAAAATCACCTAACCACCCTTTTTGATTTTTGATAAAGTTTGATAATAGATAATCTCTAATTGTGTCCTTGTCTTTATACTTTCGTGATGTTCGTACAAAAAAATGTCTGTCATTACGTTTCCAGAAAGAGCTCTTGGTTGCTGACGATTTACCATTGTATTTGATAAAATCATAATCACCCTTTGCAAAGTGTGCTTTCAATGCACAATACATTTGATATACTTCAACTGCTTCCATCTGTCATATTTTTTGTTTTAACCAATGTAACCACCCAGTCATAATCATTTTATCGTGTGTTTTTGATACAATCCCATGATGTGTGTGGGTAAAATCTGGGGGCCATAACACTAAATCACCCTTAATACATTCTGTCGTATGTTTTTGATAAGTGAAATGTGTTCCAGCATTTGGCGTGTCTGTTAAGTAAAGCATCCATACTAATGCTCTGTTACGAGCAATATATCCAGTTCTTTCAAAATGAAGTTGAGGATAGCCCATATTTGGTTTATAATATTGTATGTTGAAATCCTCATCCATTTCAACTTCCCATCTCTGTTCTTTTATGATGTACTTATTAAAATAATTGGTAGCACTATCTACAAGTACTTGTTCAAAGTTACCAAGTGCTTTTATACTTTTATGTGAAATATAAAGGTCTATAGAGTCTTTTATTTTTTTATCTACGTTACCATGACCAACTATACCCTCTACATGGTGGTCTTTATGTTTCCAAAAGACATCAATTATTTTATCACAAATATTGTGGTCTACTTTGTAGATTTCTATAAAATTCATATAGGTAATTGAGCTGTCTTAGGTAGGAAGTTTAACTCTCTAGCATTATTCTCTATTTTTTCTTTGAGTGCTTTTGTAATAAGACTAGACACTTTATCTGGCTCAATACCATTTTGTTGGCAATACCACAAAACAGCGTCCATGTGTGTTATCTTTTTTTCTTTGACTATATTTTCTATTTCTAATGAAAATACTTTAGGTGTTTGTACTGGCTCTTTCACTTCCATAACTACTCCGTCATAATAAAGGTTAAGGTGGGGCGTTGCACCCCACCAATTTGTACTAATTATATTTCAGCACATGCGTAACAGTTGATTTCTAAACCTACTGATACTTCTTTAACTATTGGTGATTTCCACATGAGAAATACTCCCTCTTAACTATGGTGGACATTCTGTTGCTAGGTAGTCCACCTAAAACCCCGAATAGCTATGCTGCTAGAGCATAACCTTCATACGCAAAATTATCGTTTGCATTTAGTCTTTTGACCTATAAAGCAGTCAACCTACAACTCTCCGTTTCACTATACAATACCAGTCGAACCTATTTCGCCCCCTAATTCGGAACTATCTAGATTTGGTGGAGGCGGAGGGTATCGCACCCTCGTCCTGTATACTTTTCGTTCCACTTCAACAAGTCGTATATTATATATACCACAGAAGTATTGTCTTTGTCAATACTTAACATAGGATTTTATTCACCACCAGTTATGACATTAAATATATTTTCTGGACTTGTTTCACCATATGGGTCATCTGGACAATTATCCATTCTGCCTGGCTCTTCCCAGAACATTTCTACAACGCCATCATTTATTAGAGCTGCATATCTCCAAGACCTTCTACCAAAACTAAGATTGCTTTTGTCAACTAACATTCCCATACCTCTGGTAAATTCTCCAGAACCATCTGGTATAACTTTTACATTTTCTAACTTCTGGTCTCTTGCCCATGCGTTCATAACAAATGAATCATTTACAGACACACAATATATTTCATCAATTCCAGTTGCTTTAATTTCATCATAATATTCTTCAAAGCCTGGCAATTGCATTGTTGAACACGTTGGTGTAAATGCTCCTGGCAATGAGAATATCAAAACTCTTTTACCTTTAAAGTAATCATCTGTTGTCATTTCTTGCCATTCGTATGGATTATCTCCACCCAAATATTCGTTCCTAACTCTTGTATTAAACGTAACGTCATTTGGAACTTTTCTTCCTATAACCATAATCTTCTCCTATAAGTTTTTTTCTTTATACCAGTTATCAACTGATTCCTTTAATAACGGAATATATTCTGTTTTTTCTTTAACAAACTCTTGAACAGTTCCATCTTCTGTAACAACTAAAACTACAAGTTGTTCTATAGTTTCGCCTGTTCTTTCTTCATACATTTCAGCATATGCTGCACATTGTATGTAATAGTTTTCAATCCATTCATCTTTTTTTTCTTTGGTTGATGTTTTAAAATCTATTATAGATAATTTATTATCGTATTCTGCAACGCAATCAACACGTCCAGCAACACCATACTTATCACTCCATAAACCAGCCTCTAGTTTTCTAATGTTGTCTATACTTTCTAATCTCTTAGAAAGTTTTTGAAACATACACCACGGCAAGAAACTCTTTTGATGTTCTGACCATTTATTAGGCCAGTTCAAATGCATGTTATTTAAATAGTCTTCAGCCATGTGATGAACTTTCGTACCACGATTAGCAGCTGTCCTTGCAATATAGTTTGCAACATCATCTCCAACCCTCTTACGCCATTCCATAATACCTTTTTTATTTCTGATTGACAATACTGTTGTGATTGAAGGGTAGTATTTCCCTTGAGGTGTTTCATAGACACGAACACCATCTTTGTTTATTGCTGTTATAGGAGGCAACTCTACTGTTTCATGGTTAAATTTCATAATATAGACCTTACTTAAAAATCACGAGCTCCAAGTTTTGAACCAACTGCTCTCATTCTTTCAACCAATCGGTTTGCTCTGTTTGTTACTTGGCGATACCATCTGCTATCCATCATTTCATCTGCAGCTTGATTCCAATCTTTAGAATCAACACCACGTTTCATACCTTTAAATTTACTCAATCTAGTGTAACCCATGTTAAACATCATGTTAGCTATGATTTGTTGTACTTCTTCAGGCAATTCGTCAAAATTTTCATATAGTTTGTTACAATCATTAATTACAGACTGAACGTCCATGTCGAAACACTCTGCGACTCTTTCTTTACTGATGGGAGTCCCAACTGCTTGTCCACTTTCTGGGTCAGTCTTAGTAACCAAATGACCGATACCAAAAGTAGGCAGGCCGAGATGGTCAAGGTAAATGTCATATTTTACTCCTTCGTCTATTTCTAATTGTTTTCTTAATTGTTGTATGTCCATTATTCTATTCCTAATCCTAATTTTGTTTTCTGAATTAAATAGCTTCTTACAAATCCAGAACGAACAATATCACCGATATCAAATTCTACACAGTTAAATTCTTCCATTTCTTCTAATATTCTTAGGAAGTCGTGCAGACCATTCTTTTCGTTTGTTTTTGATAAGTCTGATTGACCAAAATCACCACAGAATACAATCTTTGAATCTTGTCCTACTCTAGTGATAATAGTGTCTAGTTCGTGAAAGTTTAAGTTTTGACATTCGTCCACAATAATAATACTGTTGTCAAATGTTAATCCTCTTAAAAAAGAGGTAGATAAGAAGTATAAACTACCTTGTTGTTTTAGTTTATCATACAACATATTGAACGCTTGTTCATTAGGTTGTTGAAACATAAACTGTACCATATTTGCATAAGGCACTTGATACAATGCAGCTTTATCTTCTTCATCGCCTGGCAAGAACCCTATCTCCCTTGTGGGTATAAGTGAACGCACCAATACAACTTTGTCATACTTTGTTTGTAGGTTCATTACATCTTGTAATGCAAGATATAAAGATACAAATGTTTTACCTGTTCCAGCACAACCAAATAGAAACTGATTCTTTTTTTGTTTCCATGTTTCAAACACTATTTTTTGATTGTCTGTAATGGGTTTTATAGATATTAAATTGCCTGAGCCAATTTCTAACTTTGATTTTTTAGACATTATCATTCCTCAATAATAAGTGAGGGAAAAACGTAAGTTCTTCCCTCTGTGTAGAAGGATATTCGTTTAAAAATATATTTCCTCTACACATTTGTATTTATATTATTCCATGTTTCTTTGCAACAGATTTAACCTTCTTCTGTCTAACATTCTTACCATCACCAAATCTATCTGCAAGTGGGCTGTTTGGGTGGTTCTGTGCAATCTTACCGAATACCTCTTTCATACCACCGTCCATACCTTTACCAGATGGATTACCAGATGCCACATGGTCACCAACTATTGCTGGTGCTGTCATCTCTTGTTTAATGTGTGGATTGTCTTTTAATATTGTTTGTAAGTTATCCCACGAACAAAGCTCAGTATAAGTTTCATTCGTTTCTGTGTTCGTCAATACATAAGTTGGCATAATGTTCTCACTAATTTTTATAAAATGATGCTAAAGTAGATGGTGCTTCTCCATCATATTTGTCGTTTACATCTACCACGTCTTTTTCTAAATCTTTTCGTAAATCTGCTGTTACATTTATATAGTGTCTTAATTTTTCTTCAGCAGTTTCTGGCGTTATCACTTTTCTCATTTCATGTGTTGCATTTAGATATGCTCTTAAACGACCAATGTCATCATTTAGTTGTTTAATTCTTTTCATTGCACTATAATAAGCTTCTGTTAATTGTTCCATATCTTTTTTAAGTAATTCTATTTCTGAAAGACCTCTCTTTGCAGAGTCTTCTCGCATCATTCTTTTCATAAATGCGTCATGTGTTTCGTGCTCATCTGACATTCTATCTCCTAATAAGTTGATTATCCAGAGGATACCACTCTGGCACAGGCCTGTTCTTCCAAGTTACAAAGCTTTTCTTTTCTTTTATATAGTAGTTTCTGTATGCAGATATTGGGTCATTGTTAATCTTACAATAATCTGGCATTGCTTGTGCCATTTCGGTATTTTTGCTGGAAATAATATTCTTTGGTGGTCTTTGAAGTATCATAGATGCCTTACTAGAACCGTGAATCTTACCATATCGGTAAGTATATTCCCCTAGAGTAGCCATGTATATAAAATACATTTCCATATAATTTTCTTTAGACTCACGCACCCATATATTTGATGGGTGATTGACATGACTTGCCTTCATTAGTATGTCTTCACGTTCATCTGGTAGACGCCATCTCTTGATGTTACGATTGTTCTTAGTCTTACCTAGATACATCTTACCATCTAATATCCTATGTGCAGTAGATAACAGCTGACAATACTCTGTAGCCATCTTTACAATGTGTTTATCACAATGATACTGTGCATTTTTGATAGGGTCTTTATGTAAGTAAAAAATATTCATTATTTATCCCATGTATAGAATATGTGGTCACCAATTTCTGTAGTTCTATGTTTTGTCCTTGACCAACTAGGTTTTACATAGTCTGCATGATAAAACAAAGCACCGTCTGTTATGTCTATAAGTATATAACTATTTGATAACATTGTCAAGGAAAAATCTAACATTTCTTCGTATTCTTTTATATTTCTTGGTTCATCACTTTTGCCATCACAAAACCAACTGAACTGACACTTATGTCTAATAGGGTGCATAACACCATTCTTCTTCCAACTCTCACGCACAGGCCCTTGTTCTACAACCTCACATACGGTATTAGGAAACCTTTTATCCTTTACACGATTTAACACCACATTACTTACTGCAAGTTTACCAGCAGTTCCTTGATTACGAGCTTCATAGTACATGTTCTTTGCAAGACAAGTTGCTTCGTGTAATATAAAAGGATTTGTTTTATCCTTATCTACTGCTGGTACTAGGAATAATAATCCTGCTACCAATATTTCATTTATCATCTTTCCACCTCTCTAATAATATTTCTTGTTTTTCATATGCCTCTGCTTCCATTGCAGCCAACATAGGTTGCATCTCACCACGAGCCTGTTGTTTCACATGAACCATTTCGTGCATAATGCAAGTTATAAAATCATCACCTTCTAATGTCTTTTTTATTTCTATAAAATGTTGTCGGTTATCTCCACCTTCCCAACAATAACCATCTGCTTTGCCATCTAATTCTTTTTTTAAATCAATACAGATATCTAAAGTTTTCATTCGTGGCATAAGTTGTTTTATACACCAATGTGCAATTTTGGCTGTAAATTCTTTTTGTTTTTTACTGCCGCCGTTCACCTCAACTATGTTACCTCTTTCAGTAGTAATCATAATCAGAACCACCTTCACTTAATTCTGTATTATCCAAATCTAAAATTTCTTCTTCTGTCATTTTATTCTCCAACAAAGTAACCAATTAATCCATTTGCCATGATTGCAATACCTACTGCGTTTATAATAATAAGCGCTCTGTCATTCCACATGATTGAAACTATTAACCAACCAATAAGACCTAACATATGTACAAATATATTTAATGGGTAAATATTATTAGAAGTAAGTAACATACCCACTAGTAAAACCATACTTGCAGCCCACTTTATATACCAATCTGTTGTATGTAAAGGAGTCTTTGTTGTAGTTGCTGTTTCATGGGCTTTCTTTTCTGCGTCTGTCATCATACCCCCATGCTACACAATGTAATTCCACCTAGAATTATTACTACTATTA